ATATTCTATAAGAGCAGATTCTTTCTTTGTAGTAACTACACCTTTATTAAAAACAGATACTTCATAATTATCTATCTTACCAACTTCATCTATTCTTGTAGAAGGAAAATCATTATATATTAAACCAATATTCTCTACCTTATGTTTAGTTATATTAATAATTTCACTACCACCAAGTCCTAATTGTTTTTCTAGATCTATTAGTTCTTTTACTTTTGGTTCTAATTCAACAGTATTACCTGCTGCCATTTGTCCTATATTTTTACGTTGAACAAAAGTTCCCGTTTCTTCAATTAAATCCCACAGTTGTGGATCTCTAACATCAGCCCCGTCAGGAAAACCTAATAACTTTAAATTATGATTCATTTTTGCTGCTTGCTCTTTAGGAAGTTTTCCATCAATTACAGCTTTTTTAAAGGCTACTAATATGTCATCAAAGACCACAGGGTTACTTAAAAGTTGAATATCAGTACCCAATAATGTTGTCCAAATTACATTAGTTCCTAGTGATTCTTCTCTTACATTTCTATTAATTATTGAATTTGCAACTCCTGGTGTAAACACGCCCCACACAGGATGTTGAACAGGGTTTTCTAATATTTCCAATGCCTCTTTAGGTTTAATTGTTCCTAATTTTGTAATTTTTAAACCAACCTCATCTGCCATTTTAGAAAGCTCTGCACCGATCTTACTAAATCCAGGACCTCCTCCAATACTTGTAGCACTTCTATCAGATTCAGTGGCTATCAACTTAACTTTTTCTCCACCTTTTAAATCAACATTGTCTTCTAAAAATTTAGATAAAGGTACTGATTCTGTGTCGTCTATTTTTTTAGCTGCTCTACGATTTGCTTCATCTCTTGCTTCTTTTGTAAACCCTCCATCTGCATCTATCCAACGATTTCGTAATGCCTGAACTTCTTCACTTACCGTATCGCTTGCCGTTACCTTTACATCTTTACTTTTAGGAGTAGCAGGAACTTTAGGTGCAACTTCAGACATAACAACAGAAGTATCTACAACTTCAGGTGTGTCGTTCAAATCTCTTAAAAGATTTTTTCTAGCTGGTGCTGTAAGATTTTTACCAAGACCAGTAAATGATGCACCCATCATTGCTATCATAGCTGTAGCTTTTGCAAACTCATCTTGATCTATTAAAGACGCAATGTCTTGAGCCATTTGTTTGTATTCTTGTGGAGCAGTAGGTCTTAACGCCTCTACTAAATCTACATAATTAACTTTACCATCACCCGTAAGATCTGCTGCTTGTTTGCTAGGAACTCTAATACTTTCTGGCCTGTCTTGAGCACGATCTCTACCACTCGTAGCTAAACCCATTTCATCAGCATAAACCTCACCGCCATTAGCAAAGTTTAATATCTCTTCTGCCATAGCATCAATACGGTCACTGTCATAACCAACAGATCCACCTTCAGCCCACTTG